GGTGGGGACATGGCATGACACTTCGAGACTACATGGCGAGCAAGAGTTTAAATGCTCTGATCGTCTCGTCCGGTGTCCTGCTGCGCCCCGAGCAAGCAGCGAAGATTGCGTACTCCTACGCGGATGCCATGCTGGCCGAGCGAGAGGTGAAAAAGTGATTGAGAAAGATTACTTGCCGCAGTACGCAGCAGAGTTAGTGCGTGATCTGGACGAATTAGTAAAGTATCTCAAATCGTTTCGTACACGTTCGCCGTTCGAAGAGAGTGCGCTGAAGGCTTACAAGTTTTATGGCGAACTAGTTCGTGCGGCTACGCATCTAGTGCTTCCACCGAATGGGGAAATATACAGAGAAGGGAATTACATTCCGACTCCGCAAGAGTGTCAGTCAATAGCGGGTTTACCCAATTTATTTACTACTTTTGAATTACCTTTGACTGATAAGATTACGAAGCGAGAAGGTGTAGAAAGTGGTTATGCCCCGGACGCTATTTTGATATTGGCAGTTGACTACAAGCAGATTGATGCATTCGACAACGAAGCGTATGAGGGTAACGTGAACCAAAAGCACCGCACCCCGATGATGATAATGGAGTTCTCTCGCTATAAATCAGGGCATCACCCGGCTGTTCCTAACGTGCGATGGGGCATGGCTAGCTGCAACGCGACGTATCTCACGCCCATCGAGATGAAAAGTTCTTCGCCAGCGGAGAAGCTGTGGTCAACTGAGTTGGCTATTGGCAATACGTATACTGGGGAACGAATACCTTTTGAGGATGGATCAGATACAGCAAAGTCTGCGCTTGGGGTCTATTCAGGTTGTTTGAACATAGTGCTTCAGGCTTGCCATGCGCTGAACGTAGGCGCGGTGTTGGAACTCCGTAAGGAAAAGTCCTACACCCGATCTCGCACCTTGCAGAAGCAGGGCGTGGGCGGTTTCGAGTATCACGTATTACGACTACCTCACGGCACTGTGAAAGAGACATTAGGTAGCCGAGAAGGAAACGACAGAGATGGCCCGAGATATCACTTCAGAAGGGCACACCTGCGTAACCTGTCGAGCGGAGCACAGACGTTCGTACGTTCGTGCTTTGTCGGTAATCGTGATAAAGGTGTGGTCGAGAAAAACTACGAAGTCACAAAAGGGGAAGCTGCATGATCAGGTGGATACTGGGTTTTTTCAGAAGGGCAGATGAGTACCGTAGAAAAGAATGGGCACACGTACCGCCCCCATCGTGGGGAGCCAAGCGCGGTGGGAGGGATTACTGGTGAGATCATTACAGGATATGTTCAAGGATGCACTCGCTAACATCGAGGGCGATAAGTTTGACGATGCGATACCGAACCTGAACACAATCATCGAACTACATCCGCTCGTTGTAGCGGCATTTGTGCAGCGAGGCCGAGTGCACTGGGAGATGCGACGTTGGGATAAGGCTAAAGAAGACTTTAGCCGAGCCTTGCAGCTTGATCCGAACAGCGCAGATGCCAAGTGGACGATGGGTCTGATCGAGTTGCAGACCGGCAACTTTGAGCGCGGCTGGGAGTTGTACGATCAGCGTTGGGACAGCAGCGTTTTTAACTCGCCAAGACTCAAGACCAAACTACCTACGTGGGAACTGGGTAAAGGATTTAAATCAGTTCTGGTTTGGTGTGAGCAGGGCGTTGGTGATCAGTTGCTTTACAGCAGTTTGCTTGGCGCATTGAAGAGCCAGACCGAGAAAGTCACGGTCATGATCGACGTTCGTATGATTGGATTATTTCAACGAGCGAACCCTAACATCACTTTTATTCCACATGACTCCAAGGTGAAAAACTCCGATTACGATTCGCAGATTGCGATTGCAAGCATTGGTAGGCACTTTATTAAGTCGAAGTTAGATATTTACAGGAAGGTGCAGTACGACTACATCAAAGCTGACCCGAAGCGTATCGAACAGATCAAACAAGAGTTGGGACTGACCGGAAAAGAGTTTGTCATTGGCCTATCGTGGGCAAGCACTGCACCCCGTATCGACAAGCACAAGAGCGTGGCGTTGGAAGAATTGGTTGGATTGTGGGATATCCCGAACGTCAAGGTTATCAACCTTCAATATGGCAAGCCCGAGTACGACATCGAGCCGTTTGAACAGAAGACCGGCAAGCAAGTGTGGCAGACAACTGTCAGTAACTTCTTTGACTTGGAAGGGGTCGCTGCAACGATGGAGTTGTGTGACGCGGTGGTGTCCGTATCCAATGCCAACGTGCACATCGCAGGAGCGTTGGGTAAACCGACGTATGTACTTGATGCCAACAAGCTTTGGTATTGGAATCACAAGGACGAGCGTAACAGTCTGTTCTACCCGACAGTCAAACTATTTCCCCGCGAAGGCATGACAGCCCCGTGGACTAGTCAAATCAAAGAACTCATTCAGGAGATTAAGAATGACAACCGTTTCTGATGACGATGTGTCCTATCTGGAAATCAAGCCCGAACACGTGGTGCAGATGCCGCCGCAGGAAAAAGTTTGGGCACAGATTGGAGATGATTTAAAGCTTGCCCACATTGATTGGGAAATGATCACCGCGATGGCGAATCAGTTTGACGAGAACCACCGGCAGGGTAAGCCCAAGACGCAGAGCGAAGTGATGAGCAAGTTGTTAGTGTTGGTGCGCGAAGAGACGAGAAAGGAGTGCGGCGCGTGAAGATTTTTATTGGTTGGGATAGTCGTGAAGACATCGCGTATCAGGTGTGCAAGGAGTCTTTGCTCCGACACACATCCATACCGCTCGACATTCAACCAATCAAGCAAACTGATTTGCGAGAACAGAACTTGTATTGGCGGGAGCATGACCCGTTATCTTCAACCGAGTTTTCGTTTACCCGTTTCCTGACACCGTATCTTGCAGGATACAAAGGGTGGGCGTTGTTCATGGATTGTGACTTTCTCTGGCGAGGGGATGTGGCGGGGGTCATGGACTACGCTGATCCGAAGTACGCCGTGCTGTGCGTGAAGCACAAGTACAAGCCGAAAGAAACGACGAAGATGGATGGCAATCTACAGCACAAGTATCCGAAAAAGAATTGGTCGAGCCTGATGCTGTTGAACTGTGATCATCCAGACGTAAAGCAAAACCTAACTTTAACGACCGTCAACATTGCAACTGGGATGTACTTGCATCAGTTTAGATGGACGTTAGAAGAAAACATCGGTGAGCTACCGATTGCCTACAACTACTTGGAAGGATGGCATACGAAGACTGTCTGTCCGAACCCTGTAGCAGTTCATTTCACCCGAGGCGGTCCGTGGTTTGAAGACTGGGGTAACGTAGAATACGGTGATGAATGGTTAGCAGTAGCAAAGGAGATTTAAATTATGAAGCCTAGTCTTGAACAACAGTTACGCGAAAAAGTACCGACTCTGGATTACAAAATTACAGATGATTTTGTAGGCGTATTTGATGGAGTGTTTCCAGCCGAGTACTGCCAAAACTGGATCAAGCACTTTGACAAGGTAGATGCAGCGGGAATGTCGTACTCCCGAGTTCAAGGAATGGATCGCCCATCTCATGTAAATAAAGATCAGGCTATAGATTTCCCTAACTGTTCACTTTATTTGAACGATGAGTTGCGTATCGAATGCGCGGATTTCAACACAGGATTTTGGAACGTCTGTTATCCGCTTTATGCAGAGAAGTATTCAATCCTGCAAACGTCAGACCCGCATAAGATTTACACAATTAAGATTCAAAAGACTATTCCCGGCGGTGGATATCATGTATGGCACGCCGAGGATGCCGCTCGAATGCAGCGTAGCCGATTATTGGTGTTTACTCTATATCTTAACGATGTTGATGATGGTGGCGAAACAGAGTTTTTATATTTAAGTAAACGAGTGCAGCCAAAGACCGGGCGTATGGTGATTTGGCCTGCCGGGTTTACACATACGCATCGCGGTAATCCCCCACTAAAAGGTGATAAGTACATTATCACGGGATGGGTAGAGTATTAACAGCGCAAAACTCAAAGCAACGTAAAGAATCGGAGGAATAATGGCTTGGTATCTTGATATAAAAACTCGGGAGTCTTGGGCATATGCACCAAACTGTTTTACTCCCGAAGAATGCGATTTGATAATTGAACTTGGATCTAAACTTAAATTAAAGGAAGGAGAAATCACCGGGGATAAGTTAATTAATAGCGAGATCAGGCAAAGCAAAGTTGCGTTTTTTAACCCGGAAGATAAGTCAACTGAATGGATATTTAGACGGGTAACCGACTTTATTGGTTCTATTAATAAACAATTCTGGAATTTTGATCTGCAATACATCGAGACTTTGCAATTCACTACCTATAAAGATTCAAATGACTTTTACGGAAAACATACTGACCAATACTTCGCAAGCCCGCATTACAGAAAAATAAGTTTTAGCGTTCAGTTATCAGACCCCAGTAATTACGAAGGCGCTGATTTGCTGATGTACTTTCTTGATAAGCCATCGCCTACTAGAAGGGATAGAGGGGATATTGTCCTTTTCCCAAGTTTCGTGTTGCACGAAGTGACTCCGCTGACCAAGGGCGAGAGATACAGTTTGGTAGGATGGGTTTGCGGACCTCCGTTTAGATGAGATTGCAGTGATGCGAGGGATAAAGAAGGAAGGTAAGGTCTACACAAGGCTGTCGAGGTTCAACGTGGTTCTGACATTCGAGCAGTACAAATTTCTGTTAGAGCGCAAGCGAAAGGCACGAGAACTCGACGAGCGGGTGAAATACAAAGACCTAGTGGAGCTGTGGGGTATTGCTCAATATCACATGGCAGGTGCGGTTCACCGAGGGATAAGACAGTATGACGAGCGAATCAAAGCCGAAGGTGGAAACACTGACGATAGACAACCAATCCCCGCCCGGCGCGTGGAAAGAAGAAATGAGTGCTGCCCCGTGGGGCTATGGTCAAAGTCAGCAGAAGCGCGTCGAGCGATCCTTAGAGAATATTCGCAGAGCGGGACTGTTCGACGAGGCTACAGTCCTCTTGTTAGAGCTGAATACTTTGAAGACTGAGTTAGAACTACTACGCAAAAGTGAAAAGTGAAGTCATTTAGAACCTTAGTCAGCATCGCTTCGTACCGAGACCCGCTCCTTGCATGGACAGTGCAAGACGCCTACGAGAACGCCAAGAACAAAGATCACTTGGTGTTTGGCATCGTGGAGCAGACGTACGAGAAGGATGCGTTTGATTACAAATCGCTGCCGTACAGCAAGCAGATACGCTACGTCCGGGTTGACCCTGACCAGAGCCGAGGCTGCTGCTGGGCGCGTAGCGTAGGCCAAACTCTATGGGGCAACGAGGACTATTACTTTCAGATCGACTCGCACATCGGTTTTGAACCGGGCTGGGATAGGCTGATGGATGCAGCCATGACCCATCTGCGGGAGCACCACGAGCGGCCAATGATTACCAACATGCCGTACTCGATGGAAGCCAAGGACGACGACATCGTCAACAACCCGATAGTGAAGATCAAAAGCCCGGATGAATTCATACACCTGACCCGGGTCTGCCGCCCTGTACAGAAAGACACGGTGTTCGAGAACAACTACTTCGTCGGCGTTCAGTGCGACTACGTACCGAAGAAGCATTTTGTTCCGGGTTATCTTGTCGCTGCAGGATGTTTGTTCACGCTAGGCAAGTGGGCAGAAGAAGTGCCGTACGACCCGTATCTGTTCTTTGAAGGCGAAGAGCAGTCCGTCTCCCTTCGATCATGGACGCACGGCTACAACATCTTTCACATCTCTCCGCTGATGTTCTACCACTACTACGTCTCTGCCTATAAGCAACGGTTCTGGAGTGACGGCGTAGAACGACAGACGAACTGGCAAGCTTTAAATGCGCGGTCGCTCGATAGACTGAAGCGTATCGTGACCGGTGATGATGTCGGCGTATATGGGCTTGGCACTCGACGGTCACTGCACGACTACATTCGCTTTACTGGGATTGATTACTTGAACAAAAAATTAGAGCCGAAGGCTCTCGACAAGTCTCTCTTCATGCATAATTACAAACTCTCTCCGGGAGCATTCAAATGAATATGGAAGGCGACATACTGGAGTTGATACGTGAACTGCCTGCTCAGATGAACAGCCCGGAAGTATCAACTGAATTTAAATTTATGGTTGCAGGTGCGGTTCTTTGGCGTTGTGCCGATGAGATCAAAGCCCTGCGAGACGAACTGGAAAAGGTAAAGGCACAAGGGTATGGCAAGCGTCGCAAGGGTAAGAAAGTGCAGAAGCTGCAAACAGACCTTCATAGATCCGGAATCCTTTCGTAAGCACAAATACATGGGCGGCTACTGCCGCAATCAGGAGTCTTTAAAAGCCGCTGGGTTTATAGAGACTCCAAAAGGTTGGAAATGCAATAGGTTGATACCTTCTATATGATTTACTCAGGCGCGGGGCCGCTACCCCGACACACATACTGCTACGTGCAGCCACACGCTCTAGGCAACGAAGATTGGTTACGAGTGTCATGGTTTGGTCTAGTCAGCCATCCCGGTCGCACATGGGGCTGTCATGTAATGCTTGAATGCGGAGCGGTATATCGCAACGTACCGCTGCATCAACTGACGCACAAAATCACCGCAGAATCTATGGAGTGGGGGCCGAGCGACAGCCAAACATGGGATTGTTATGGCCACCATTTCAGTATGGTGGAGTATCCGTTTCTTGAAGCTGTGCCTGTAATCGTTCGATTACGGTCAAAGAAAGAACTGACCGGAAAGTATATGTTCACGGCGATACCCATGCTGGATGGGTTTAGTTTGGAGCCGGAGCAGTCGAAGGAGTTCTACTTCATCAAGTTGGATAACGGCAAGTTCACGGCACAGCCGACCAATCACATCCTCGTGCAGGATAAGTCTTTCATCACGGCATCTGAGTGGCCAAGACTGAAGCGACAGACTGACACATGGAGTGTTGACTAGTGAGCGTTATCACACTGGACTTCGAAACGTACTACTCGAAAGAGTTCAGCCTATCCAAGTACACGACCGAGGAATACATCCGCGACAAGCGGTTTGAAGTGATTGGTGTTGCGGTCAAGGCAGACAACGAACCCACCGAATGGTTCAGTGGATCGCACAACGACATCGCGGCATTTCTCAAAAAGTTTGACTGGGAACACTCAGCACTTCTCTGTCACAACACATTGTTTGACGGGGCGATACTGGCTTGGATCTTTAACATCAAGCCTGCTTTCTACATGGATACGCTCTGCATGGCGCGAGCCATTCATGGCGTGGATGCGGGGGGATCACTTGCCGCTCTGGTCGAGCGGTATAACTTAGGGAAGAAAGGCACGGAGGTGGTAGATGCCTTGGGTAAAAAGCGTAGTGAATTTACTGACATCGATCTTGCTCAGTACGGCAATTATTGCATTAATGACGTTAACCTTACCTTTAGTCTTTTTAATCGTCTGTCTGAAAGATTTCCGGGAACAGAACTTGAGCTGATTGATCTGACGCTGCGGATGTTCATCGATCCGATGCTGATGATTGACGACGCTTTGCTGATGGATCGACTAGAGGAAATCCGTGCCGAGAAGATGGAGCTACTTGGCGGTTTGAAAGATGTCCTGAAAGCAGAGAACGAGGAAGAGGTACGCAAGAAACTCTGCAGTAACAAACAGTTTGCCAAGGTCTTGGAGAATCACGGTATCAAGCCGCCCACCAAGACTAGCCCCGCGACGGGTAAGGAAACGTTTGCGTTTGCCAAGAACGACGAGAAGTTTATTGAGTTGCAGGGGCATGAAGACCCAGTCATCCAGCAACTCTGCGCGGTACGTCTGGGTACTAAATCAACTTTGGAGGAAAGCAGAATTGAACGCTTTATTCATATTCGTGGTAGGAATCGTGGCCGGTTACCTATTCCGCTCAAGTATTATGGCGCTCACACGGGTCGCTGGTCGGGTATGGACGCCGTCAACCTACAAAACCTTCCATCACGAGATAAGAAAAAGAAGACACTCAAGAATTCGGTGGTGGCTCCGCCGGGTCATGTCGTTATCAACTGCGACTCCTCGCAAATCGAAGCTCGCGTCCTTGCGTGGCTGGCTGGCCAAGCATCTGTAGTCGAGCAGTTCCGCAAAGGCGAGGATGTGTATTCGATCTTTGCCAGCAAGATCTACGGCAGGGAGATCAGTAAGAAAGACCCTGTCGAGCGGTTCGTGGGCAAGACCTGCATCCTCGGCCTTGGGTACGGCACTGGGGCACTGAAGCTCCGGCACACTCTGAAGACGCAGCCACCCGGGGCAGACATCACAGAGGAAGAAGCCAAGCGGTATGTGACCGTGTACCGCACCGAGAACAACAAGATCCCGGATCTCTGGGCAGAGTGTGACCGGGCTTTAAATGCTTTGATGAGAGGAGTGAAGAAGAGTTTCTCCTTGGGCTTTGGTGAAACTCTATGGATTACCCCGGACGGTGTTGAACTACCGAACCACCTGCACATTCGGTACGCAAATCTGCGACTGGATGAGAACGGCAAGATGATCTATGACTCACGCAAGGGGCCGGTCAACATCTGGGGTGGCTCGATGGTGGAGAACGTAGTGCAGGCACTCGCCCGCATCATCGTGGGCGAGCAGATGATTAAGATCCGGGAAAAATATCGACCCGTCCTGACAGTGCATGACGCTGCCGTGATGGTTGTCCCTAAAGCTGAAGCGACGGAAGCAGTTGATTTCATAACAAAAGTTATGTCTACTGCACCAGATTGGTGTGCAGATTTACCTGTCGCCTGTGAAGCCAAATGGGGCGAGTCATACGGAGAATGCTGAGTGATTAAGTGGAGCTAC